ATCCCCAAGGGAGGAGAGACCGCGCAAGCAGCGCAATGGGTAACGCCGAAGTTTGCAATGGAGAACGGCCTTGATATTTTGCAGTACGCTTCAATTCCGAGGGCTCAGGCTATGCAGTCGCCTTCACCCGCGAGACTGCCTGACGGCAAGGATGTTGGCCAATATGAGCCTCATACGGGGCGAGTTTGGTATCAGTATGGTGGAGGTGTTGGATCTACGGACACTGTGAAAGCGATGCTAACGCCAGGAGAGCATGTGATTGATCGAGGCAACGCGGACTATGTTCGACAGAACCCCGGCGACCTAAGCAACCTGCGACGACTTGCAGATGATATTCGTCGCGGAAGCCCCTCAGGACCTCCAGGGTATTTTCGCTAATGGCGGCGGCGATTTACGAAAGGCTCGTGTGGCAGTTGCAGCATGAGAGAGGCAAGCCACTTATTGATGCTGAGCGGATAGCTAAGAGTGTCCTAACGAAGAGGGGTCACTTGATTCCGGGAACGCTAGAGGCAACACCTGAAGGACTGGTGCGTGGGAATATGACACCTGAAGAGCGAGAGCAAGACAGGAAGTTAGCGTCTACGTTTCATAAATGGACGAGCCCCAGGACGGGCATTTGATCTGTCCGTTTGATCTCGTGCGATCTTCTTCATAACCGACTTCCATACAGCAGCAATCTCTGGGTCATCCATCATCTCTGCGGTAACTGACTCCTTCCTTCGTCTGACTGGTGGCGCTCCTTTGTTGTGAGCGAACAGCCCGAGAGCTAAAGACATAACACAATCGTCGTGTTCTCCCCTCGGCGCGGCAAGTCGTCCGTCATGAGATTCAAAGGCAGCCATCTCGTTAAAGATGGTTCCGCTATATAGCACAATGGTTTCCTCACGAATGGATTCTTGAAGGTCACTTAAGATGCGTCCTTTCGTGGCGTTAGTCATATAGAATCCGAAGCGGAATGAGTTTGGGTCTGATGCTCTATTCTTTATGAGATCCAATGTAGCGCGATGGTAAATATGCGGATACCTATTCTCGATGATTCTGGTGCATGTAGCAAGGCCGGGACCGTTGGCCTCTGGAATGATAAACGCGTCGTTATACCACTCAGCTAGCGTGCAAAGAAGTTCACCGAAGGCAGGAGCCGGGGTCTTGATCCTGAAGAACGCAACCTCTTCAAGCGTCATTCCTTCGTGTCTATCAAATACAATACCAACGCTCCAGTCACCATGCCGTAACCCTTGCGCAACATCTGCGCCGATACAGTACGTGTGCCCCTTCTTGGGTTTGCGCCACACGGTAAGCGTTTCTCTTCCGGGCAGGACAGGCTTTGGGTCTATGTCGGGCCTAAGTGAGATGGTGCTTACAGGTTTTACGGATGCTGCGCGCAACCTAGCTTGCCGGAGTTTTTGTTGGTCGAACCATTTTGTGGATTGAGACTGGAAAACTTCCTCGACACAGCTGGGGAACTCTTGTTCAAAAAATTGTTCAGGCGGCAAACCACTTTCATTGCCTTGGCAATCGTTCTCAATCTTCAGTCTCCTCCACTTTAGCTGTTCTAGAGTAATATCAGGGAAGGCCATGCGCAGGGCTTCCTCGTGTTCGTCTAGGCTGAAGACTAGCTGATCTCGTTCGAAGTCGAATACGTCCATGCGGTAAGCGGGCTCCGAAAGCCACCCATAGAAGAATCGTATGTAGCCGTTCCATCTCGCCAGCTTCTCTCCGTCTTCTTCGTCGTGTGCCATGAGGACATCATCGAGAGCCATGGCTCGTTGCCACCGATCATAAAACCCTCCGCGTGGGCCGTTGCCAGTACTTTCTTCGATGCACATGGCATGAGGCGGTGCGGCGGTGAGTGCTGCGTTGACTTCCTGGTACGATTCGTAAAACGCAGTTTCAGAGTAGTGCATGAGGTCGTACTGATCGCCACGGGCAGACTCTCGACCCCCGGCAGTGAGCACTTGATAGCGGGAGTTGTTTTCGAATGTGTACCCGTCCTTGGTTTTATACTCAGCCTTCTTTCTGTACTTGTCCCATTTGGTGGGCCAGTACTTGTAGAAGTCCGATGCGTACTTGAAGACACGTCGAGCGTTCGGCCCCTTATGAGCCATGACCATGACGGATAGGTTGTCTGCGAAATTTGCATCGAGGAAGAACCGAGCTTCGACATAGCTGGAGACACCCGCTCGTCTGCACTTTGTCACTACGATACGGCAGGGTCCGTCAGATGTTTCGATGCCGTGATGCTTATGGACGAGACGCATTGCATGATCGACATTCTTGTCATAGACCGCCTGCACTTTCTCGGAGAACTTTAGACCTAAATCAATACCCAGCCGTTTAAAGGCCCGCTCGTATTTGTCCTTGTCTCCAAGGAGTAGGTTCTTGACCACCCGAAATGCCCTGGTTCTCTCGATGAGTTCATGGAGTTTGGACTGACAGGTATTCAGCCTGAGGGGAACCAATTCGCCCCGCTTGTCTCTGTGCTCGACCCGGATTAGCTGCTCCATGGCTAAAGGCTTGTTCCGGATGAAGGTTCCTAGCTGTTTTCCGCTCGTTCCTGTGTCGGTCTGGTTGACATCACTGTGGCTCATGCGGGCATATTATCTCAGGTCTGGATACCAACATCTAGTGTTAGAAGTTAGCACACACACAATATGTTGTGGTATGGTCAGCTCATGAGTAGTTTAGCCGCCTCCTGTCTCATCATTGTGTTTTGCCTGATCGCGTTAGGGTTCAAGGCCGTCTTCGACCAGCACCGTAAGACTGTAGAGCTTTTGGTTCGTTCCGGTTCTGAGTCAGCAGAGAGTCTGCGCAAGTCTCACGAGACGATGTTGACCCATTTGAAGGAGGCTGCGCCTATTGGCGGGCTGCCTCGTGACCTGTGGTTAGAGCAGCACGAACTCAAGTCTCGGGAGATGACCTTGCGCGAGGAGCAGCTTGCGATTGAGGCTCCTTTACGGAAGCAGGCTTTAGAGCATCGGCTTCGCAAGCAGGGTCGATTGAGCGGCAGGGCGCAGCTAAGTAACCCGGAGAACTGAGATGGCAACTCCTAAGAAGATCACCCCAACCAAAGCGAGGGAAATGCTCGATGAAGTCGAGGGCTTGTTCGAGGATGCGCTCACGGCAACTAGCCAGCGTGTTCCTGCCCTCATTGAGCAGATGGCATTTTATCGCGGTCTACAGTGGGGAACGACAACCCCGGTAGGCTGGGTACAGGATGAGTTTGATCTCGACGAAGCGCGAGAGACACTGAACTACGTTCGTCCTACGGTCAGAACTGCGGTGTCTGACATTCTTCGGTCGATGCCTAATCCTTCGGTGGTTGCGGCTGCGGACGATCAAATGTCCCATACACGAGCCAAGGCTTCGCAGAAGTTACTTCGTAGCTTTCTTCGGTCTGGCGTTATGAACTTTGAGATCATGTTTCGTGCGGAGATGGCGGCCCAGATTCATGGTGCGTGTTGGTATAAGTGTATTTGGGATCCTAACGCAGGGCGTTATCGTGATATGCCTTTAGCAGATCCGGAGACGGGGGAGATGGAGGCTGACGACTTTGGTCTGCCAAAGTTTGAGCGCAGGGCAGAGGGCGACATCAAGCTCCAGTTTGTCGATATCATCTCTGCTGCTTGTGATCCCCATGCGCGAAGTGAGGAGGAGGTTGCACACATCTTTCATCGCAAGCTCTTGCCTACGCGCACATTGCAGGACCATTTCCCTTATGATGCCTTTGGTAAATCGACTGAAGGCAGGTGGAAGAGGCGCACTTTCGAGCGTGGGCTTCAGGCTTCCGACATCATCGAGAACGACGGTAGGAGTCATGAGACACCGGGATTCGCGAGCGGGCATGTTACCGCGAAGGGCAACGAACTAGCCGATCTAATTGAGTTTTGGGAGAAACCATCGAACACCTATCCACGTGGCAGGCTTATCGTTTTCTCTGGCGACGTTATTGTCGCTGTCGGCCCATTACCTTATGAGTGGCCTTGGGTGCTTCGGCTGGGCCAGAACCTGCTGCCTAGCGGATTATA